AGACATCAGTCCCTCCAGCGCAGTTGCCTCCACAAAGTCAGCCTGTGCCGTCAAATTTGCCTCCAAAATAGCAGGCAATGTTTTAGCACCCATGGCTCAATTGGTAGAGCAACTGACTCTTAAGCGGTCAGTGAAAAAGTGGTTTCATAGACACACAACAAAAAACCCTCAGAATGTTGACGTTCTGAGGGTTTTTTTGTTTTCCCGCGCAACGTTGCGCGACGATGTGACTAAATTGTGACTACTTTCGCACGAGTCTGAGATTCGCTGTCCTTGGAGACGGAATAGTCTCCCTGGAATCGAGTGCGGCCTGTTTCGCTTTGAGTCGCAGGAGCGCCGCTTCGTCCGCTGCATCCTGTTTCCCTTTGATATTGTCAACGTCAAACCAGGTGTAGTATTTTAATGTCGTCGCGAAATCTTTGTGATGGGCAAGAAAGTGAACATCGGTCTGAGAATACTCCTTGCTTTTTATTAACCTGGAAACGTAGGTCTTCTTAAATGTATGAATCGAAAAGTCGTCGGTCCTCGACGTTCCTTTCGGTGTGACTAGGTTAATAGACCGTAAGACTTTTATGAATTCGTGGTCGACAGAACTTTTCAACTGATACCCAAAGACATGAGGACTGTAGGTCTTTGGGAGTGTTTTCATAAATGATAGAAGCGCCGCTCGGAGTGGATAAGGACTCCATCGTTTTCCTTTTTGGTTGTGATGTCGAATTACTCCCGAGTCGAAGTCTACTAAATCCCAGGTCAACTGACAGCTTTCGTCTAATCGGAATCCGGTCAATAAGAGAAATTGACACTGATCTCTCAACTTAGGATTACATGCCGCGAGAATTTTCTCAACTTCGTCGTCAGTGAAAACGACGATGGGTCTGTCCTCCGGTTCAAAGTCTACTTTTCTAAATGGATTCTTTGGCAGTATATCAATATCGACAGCCCAGCCAAAGAGAGCCTTAAGCATCCGTAAATAGATTGCGGTATTTTGGTCTCCCTCGGCTGCCCGCATTTTATCTCTCAAGTCAAAGATGTCCTGTTTTGTAACAGCTCCAACGGGTAAGTCTCCAGCGTATTGGATAAACTTCTTGACGGCGAGAGCGTAGAATGAAAGGGTGGAGGCTTTTTTATTCCTTCCCTCTTCTTGCTGAAACTGTTTCCACAGTTCACCGACATTCATCTTTGTCTTTGACATTCGAGAGAGAACGCCTACCGGGTCAATGGCGAGGTCGGCCTCAATCTTTTTCTGAGCCATCTTCGCCTGATTGCGTCCCTCGCGGTCATCTTTCAATTTGAGACTTTGACGAACCTGCTTACCGCCTACCGTATAGAATTTAATCCACAGAATTCCGTTACGTGAATAGATACATGCCATAATTAATCACCAAACCCGTAAGTTTTTCTGTCTCTCCAATACTCTTCAATTAGCGAAGCGTCTTCGCCGCAGTATCGGAAGAACTGCTCGAACTTTTCTCGAAGGAATTTTTCATCCTTCGCTAACTGATAACCGAACAGCGTTTCAAAACTGCTTTTGAAGTTCTCCCAAAAACGCTGAGACCTTGTTGCGTACCTGTTCTCCGTGTCTCCGTGTGCCTGAAACAAATCAGGCAGTGGAACTCCGAGAGCTTTCGCGATCTGTGAGACGTTTCCAAGGGTTACGTTGCGATTGGGATCGTTAATCACTGCGTTCAGGGTCGCAAAGTGAATCTGAGCGCGATCAGCCAGGTCTTGTTGTGTCATCCCCAAGTGGTTTCTGTAGTATTCGATATTTTTGGCTAAGATGATTTTTTCTTGAAACATTGCTTACGCCTCCTTTTTAGGTGGAATAGCCGACTGAATAACTTCGATGACTCTCTCTAGCTCTGAAATCCTCTTTCGCAATTTATCTGCGTCGTCGATTGGAGTTGTGTCTCCAGTGAGTAACCAATTAATGTTGCAGCCAGCCTCTCGAAATCTCTTTAGGACTTCGTAACCAGGATGACGTTTTCCGCCTAAATACTGCGAGAGATTAGAATATGTCATACCCAGTTTCCCGGCAGCTTCGGTTGCACTCTTAAAATTCGAGTTAACCCATTCTCTCATACGCTCTACCATCGGGTCTACTTTGCCCATATATGTCCTTCTTTCCAGTTGGCAAGTGTATCGGCTAAAATGAATTAAAAATAGGTATTGACTTTACACAATCATTTGATTATATTTATTGTGTTGAAAATGAACAATTGATTGCAAAACATTTACAATAAATTCAAAATCAACACAATAAATATAGTATTTAAACAATCAAAAGTCAATAGCGATAATGTTAAGCAGCGAAAATAATATACGCGGAGAAGAAGAGGAATTACTAACGATTTCACGGCTTGCCGCAGTGATGGGAGTTGATCGAAGTTGGGCTTCACGGAAGGTTAATAGTGGCGAAATACCTTCTATCCCTGTAGGATCACAACGACGAGTGCCGAGATGGGCGCTAAAAGAGTGGCAACAAGGCGAGACGAAAAGGGTTTTAGCTCTTGCGGGTGACTTGGTGTGATATACCTGGAATCAGGGCGATTACATACCTTGTAAACTATTTCAAGAAATAACCACAATAACAGAATCAAAACCTTCAAAATGGGCAAAAAACGGATACATATACTACGTGGGGAGACCCCTTGGTAATGGACTTCATCGTTGAATACCGCGATTCTGACCAAAAGCTAAGAACGAAAGTTGTTTCTAGTGCATCGGAAGCGGCCATCCCTATAAAACTGCATAAACTCGACCGGCGATTTAATCACATCGTCCACATAACCCAGGCAAACATTCCTGCGGTCTCAAATTCTCAAACTGAAAATGAAAGAGTATCGTAATGGCGAAAACAGCGCAGGCGGTATATGTGCCGCAATGGTATGAAGATGCTTCTATTCTCAACCGAGTTATAGCTTACACGGTTGGCCGTCGCAAGTTGACGGAGTTCGCTCAACTGAATGACCTCGTAGAGCATCCCGAGAAATATAGTTATCTCTATACGGACTACCAAGAATCACTTCTCAATCAGATCAATCCCAACAACCCGGTTACGGTTGAATTCTTCGACTCAAGGTTCTATCGAATCGGCAGTCGGTGGCTGGAGTCAAATACGACAGTCCTTTGGGCTTATCCAGCGCCAGGACTCGTGCAGTTCATTGGCAATGTCGGCGGAGAACAAGCCGAACTGCGGAAGATCATCGCGGGCGACAGAGGTACCAAAGTCCACGATGCACTCCAGAGAAACCGTCCAGTCAATCGCTCAGACTTCGCAGATGATGAGTGGTTGCTCCTTATGAACGCTCAAGCATTCTTCGACGAAGAGAGACCAGAAATGATCCTCAATGAAGAGGCGGTTTGGGACATAGAACGAGGATACGCCGGTCGCATAGATCGACTCGTTTCAATGCGCGGTGGGAAAGTCACGCTGATCGACTTCAAGACTGGCCACGTAGGACGAGAAGCATGGTTGCAGACGGCTGCAAACAAGAACTCGGTACAGAAGACGAAGGGAATTCATGTCGATTCATGGGGTATTCTTTCGTTGAATGCCAAGACAAAGGCAGGTTGGAAATACTATTGCATCGAGGAACGCTCAGACGTAAAAGATGAGGGACTCAGCAATGAACAGGCGTTTGAAAGGGACATGGTAGTCTTCGACGCAGTTCATACAGTCTGGAGAGACGCTTTCAAGTCGTTGAAGCCGAAACACTTTCCCTACGCTCCTCCTGAGACTCTTAAGTTAATGATCCCGGTTAAGTTGATGGTCGGTCAAGTACAAGACGAGAGCGAGTCGTTTCCTGTGATCGGAGAAAACGCAGAAAAGGCGATTCAATTACCAGCCGACCAAACACAGTCGACAGATGAGAGTGAAGACTTTGGACCAGTTGCACCGCTTGAGGAAATAGCCGCCCCAGCCAAGAATTCTGAGGATACACCCCCGGCAAAGCCGAAGCGTTCGCGCAACGTTGCGCGGAAAGAAGAGACGACAAAATGACACACACTGTACTCTCAATTAGCGCTGTCCTTTTCTCGGTAGCCGAAATTGGTTTTGCCTACTTTTCACCGGCAGGCAGTCAAAACATAGCCCCTCATCAGATCAAGGCGAGGGCGTTAAGTTCAATCGGAATTTGTCGCGAGGAATGCGTGACATGCAGACACACAACAAAGTGCCTCACTGAGGCCAAACTATCACTCGAACAACAACTTAGGAAAATCTCTAATGGGTCTTGAACAGCGACAAGATTTACTCTTTTTGAATGTTTCATGTGGCAATCTTATCAACAAAGGTAAGGGTTTGAAGGGCGCGGCATACACCGGCAGACTCACGAAGATCGAGCGCGTCGAGGACATCTACGAGAAAAAGCCCTCTCCGAAAATCAAAATAAGAATGCAGGACGCGGGCGGAGAAGTGGCGCAGATCACTTTCACGCTTAAAGGCTACTTCACTCTTGAATTCTTCCAGCGCATCGGCGCAATCAACCTTGCGAAGCCCTTCACATTAAGTGTCTATGGCAGCAAGAACAATGACAAGGTTTCCTACTGTTCATTACGCCAGTTTGGAAAGAAGATCGAGCCGGACAAAGGGTTCCCTGAGCCGACGAAAGTGAAAGTGGACGATGCAGACATCACTGACTGGTCGTCAATGACGGCTGCTGTAACGAAAGCAATTGCGGAGATCACGGAGAAACTAACACCTCTCGTCAATGCGGCAGAGACAGCTCCACTCGACGAACCCCCGGCAAAAGAAGACGATTTACCCTTCTAAGCTACAACTCTAGTAATATCCTACCTCATCCAAAGAAGGCGCTCCCGGCAACCTGCCGGGGGCGCATCCAAGGACTACGCTTAATCTAATCGAGGCGCATGAAACAAATTACTGCGGACGACCGCAATTTTATTATTACGTTCGATTTTGAACGTGAAATCTACCTGATCGTGAAAGCGTATCGCTCGGACATCAACTCAACGACAAATATCGCAGGTAATAGCCGAAATGGTATTCTAAATGGATAATGGCTGGATTAAACAGTATCGCAAGATAAGGGAAAAGGGGTGGTATAAGAAGTCCCAATACGTTCATCTTTGGGATCACTTATGCCTGTCCGTAAACCACAAGGCGGCAGAGTTTTTAATGAATGGCAAGATAGTTCACGTCGAGGCCGGGCAGTTTGTTACGGGCAGAAAGAGGATTTCAGAAGAGACCGGGATTCCAGAAAGCACTGTTGAAGACATCTTAAAAGTGTTTGAAAATGAACATCAAATCCAACAACAGAAAACTCGAAAATTCCGGTTTATTACAGTGGTCAACTGGAAAAAATACCAATGCTCCGACAGCACTTCCGACGACAAAGCAACAACTGAGCAACAACTGGCCGACACAAACAAGAATGATAAGAAGGATAAGAATGAGAAGAAGAAGAGAAAAGATACTAGCTCTGAGGCTATCGCCTCAGACTCCAAATCTGCTACACGTTTATTGGCAGGTGAATCTTTGAGTGAGCCTAAAGAAGAAACGAGTACCCCTGCGCCAAAAGTGGTGGCTGGCGAATCGGTGGCCGAAGAATACCGTCGACGCTGGAACAAGTTTGTTGACTACGCCAACAGTGAAAGGGGGTCGAAGTTGCCGAAAGTGATGGTGCTGAGTGAAAAGTCTGTCGCGGGTGTTGGTCTCAGAATTAAACGGACTGGTTTCGATTTCAGGGCAATTTGCAACAAGGTAATCCGTTCTGATTTCCTACTCGGACTAACACCAACGCCCGAAGAGGGAAGGGGAAAGAACTGGCAAGGAGTTACGTTCGACTGGATATTTATGTCACCTCATAACTGGGCTGCAATCCTAAACGGGAAATATGATGGCAAGAATCCTCAGCAATTCGCCCCGGCTGAACCGACGAAAGATATGTTTGAACAGTCAGCCAAAGTCCTCTGAATTCCGAGGGACTGATATTTTTTTGTCCAAGCGGTACCGCTTAAAAACGATAATAATTGAAAGGAAACAATGTCGAAATTCACGGCAGAGGAATACGAACAAAGACTACTGGGGAGGGTTCTTAGTGATCCCGTCGTATTTCCCGATGTCTACGCGATAATTCGCACTGAGACCGTTTTCTCGGTGAAACGACACCAAGTTGTCTACCGGGCGATGTGTGATAGCTATTTCAAAAGACATTGCGACCCCGATACCGTCGCAGTGGCTCAGGCTATGCCGAAAGAGGTTGCCGATCCCGTTTACCTGAGCGATCTGTCAATTTTTGGTTCAAAAAACCTGACAGACATAACGACTCTCGCAAAGATGGTACTCGAACAACATCTCATTCGCGCTGTCGGTGATGTCGCCCGCGATACGCAGCGACGGGTAGGAGAAGGAGAAGAGATTCTTGAGATCGCCGAACAGTTCAACGAATCAATGGCAGAGGTCTACGGTCAACTTCCACAGACTTCTACGTTAGGGATGGGAGAGGTCGTCGATAAGATGATGGAACTTATCGACATGCTTCAGTCGCCCGAAACGTCACTCATAACAACCGGCCTTGCTGCTGTAGATGCCGGTATCGGTGGTTTCATTCCGGGAAATGTGATCGTAGTTGGAGCGAAAGCTAAGACCGGAAAGACAACTTTCGCGCTCAAGACTAGTTTCCACAATGCCAGCGCAAGACAGATACCCGTGCTCATTTTCTCACGAGAGATGACAGTGGCCGAACTCGGAACTAGACAGGCATTTATCGACGCGAAGATCGACTTCTCTAGGCTCGTTAGCAAGACATTGACAGCCGATGATACGAAAAATCTGTCCGAGTCGCTTTCTCGATTCAGACAACTTCCAATCTATATCAACGACACACTATCAAGTATGACCGATATCGTCTTCGAGACGAAGAGGATGGTTAGAAAACATGGCGTGAAGTTGTTAATGATCGACTACATACAGCTTATCGAGACGAGCGCCAATAAGAGGACAGATCGAGAGCAATACATCGCCGACATATCTCGGACAATTAAGAAGCTGGCGGGTGAGATAAAAATCCCAATAATCATCCTAGCCCAGTTGAACGAAGATAACAAGTCACGGGAGAGTCGCGCCATTGAACAGGATGCAGACAAACTTATCTACTTGGACTCGCGAGAAGACTCTAAAGATGCAAACCTCCAACCCGAGGAAGATGCGGATGTCCGCACTATCTTCGTAAAGATCAAACAGCGATTCGGCGGCTCAGGTAGGTTTGGGGATGTAAAGATCAGCATGGACAAACACTACGGCGGGCTTATCGACTACGTGCCTCCGGGAAAATTAAATCCAAATTTCAAACAAGGCGATTGGTCTAAAGGCATAGAAAGGATATAAAACTTGAAAGCAACACTCATCACACGAGAAACACGGGTAGATGTTGAAGATTCACTTGAGAAACAACTCGGATTTAGGATCGTCGGAGAGGGGAGTATGCGATTCGTTCGCGTCTCCGGCATAGCAAAAGGACGGATGCTAGTCCGACCGGCGCACACGGAAGAGACAAGACTTTGGGACTCGCTCGTCAAGGCTCATAAGGCAATGCAACCAAAACTTAAAGGTCGCACGGCCTTCCAGGTCGAGGGATTTCTTACTGGGTATGTCGACAGAAATAAAAACGAGCTTCATATCCGAGACACCTTCCACGAAAAGTATCTCGACGCGATAAAAGAGTCCGACATCGAGGACTTGAATCCAATTCGAGTGATGATCGTCGCTGTTACTGATATACCGTGAGACTTGCAGCAAGGGTAGACGAAAATCAGGTCGAGATCACACGCGGCTTATCGAAGTTGCCCGGAATTGGTTACTGGGTAACTTCGATGCTCGGCAAGGGCTTTCCTGACCTCATCGTCGCGCACCGTTGCGCGAACTACTTCTTCGAGATTAAGAACCCGAAACAGCCCCCGTCGAAAAGGAAACTTACGCCGGATGAACAAAAATTCCACGACACTTGGCCGGGACAGGTCGCAGTTGTCGAAACACTCTCTGAAATACTTAAAATCATAGGATATGTCAATGTCACTGAGCGACAAAGCAGCGAAAGAACGAGCAAATCTGTATTACGCAATCGAACGGTACCGGGACGAAATCGGATGCTCACAAATAGAAGCGTATGAATTCTGTGAAGCCCACGCCTTAGAGGTTTACAAACGGCCTATTTTCGCAACCTACAAGGACTTCAAAAACTTCAAACTCAACAATCCGAGAGTAGTTGAGGACGCGCGCGAGAAGTTGCATCCTAGCCCACCTAGCCCAATTTCCGGCGAAATCAGAGAGATTTTCGCGATTCTTGCCGAAAACATATCCTCCATTGCAGAGATATGCAGGCAAGAAGGTCTAACGATTCTCGACAAAGAAGGTGACACTCTGAAAGCGGACGAAGCAATTCGTTTCGCTACCGATGTCGTTAAGACCTACAAAGGACACTTGCCGCAGAAAGTCGCTGACGGTTTGTCGGCGCGTCTCCAAAAGTTGAATAAGGGCAAGGCAGGACATGAAAGAGAACGAAATTGGAAATCCAGACGGGCGACCCGCTAAGGACGCTCAGGTAATCCGGGAAAAACACCGGCGCTTTATAGCTCAGTGTTTCGTTCACGGTTACAATGTACCGGACGCACAGAAGATGCTGAGTCGCGAGTATGGCCTTGAGGTTACTTACAACTCGGTCAATTACTGGTATCTCATCTTGGCGAAATATGGTCCGGCCGTATACACATATTTCCCGTTGGGAACGGAAGTCAATCTTGAGACAGTGGCGAAGGTTTTAATCGAACTGAAACCACGGTCGAAGCAGTGGGTGGGGATGTTCCATGATTACATCGCGGAACTCCGCAAAATAGAAGATGATCCTAATCATGGCATCCCCTACGCTGACAAACGGAAACGTGCATTAAAACTCTCTCAGAATATCGACGAACTCGATAAAGAGAAGTTGACCGCCAAAGGGTCTTATCCGACTTCACGCAATGAAGACGGTGTAATGACCTTTGAGAAGTTTGAGATTAAGAATAAGGATCACGGAGAGCAACGCAAGACGATTGACGCTCTCGGCGGTCTTGTCGATGGAGTAACTTCGTCGCAGGTCATCGTCAACATCATTGACCACTCCAAAGACGCAGATGAAATTCCCCCAGACGGGGAAGTGAAGCCCAGTGAGGACGGAAAGTAGTAAGTGAAGATAAATCTCTTTGAGGACTTCCGTCCTCACCCTGGGCAATTAAGGGTAATGCGCTCCCGCTCTCGGTTCCGGAACATCGTGGCCGGTCGACGCTGGGGAAAGGATTACGTCGGCGCAAGAGAGTTCATCGGGAAGGCGTTCAAAGAAGATTACCCGGCTGTGGCTCATATCAAGATGCCGACCGGGAGATTCGTCAAGTACTCGAAGCCACTACTTCATTACTGGGCTGTAGCTCCCGATTATCCGATAGGAAAAATTCAGCAACGCGAAATCTTCTCAATCTTTCCTCCTGAGTTTCAGTCGAGTGAGGCGCATTTCTCCTATGATGACAATAAAAAGGAATTGCGACTCTTCGGCAATAGGATTCTGATTGAGTTTAAGTCTGCTGACAGACCTGACTCTCTGGTCGGCGTAGGCTTGAATGGTGTTTATTGCACAGAGTTCGCTCGTTTCAAAGAGTCTGCTTGGAGCGCCAACATTCGCCCGACGCTTACCGATAAGTTGGGCTGGGGTATCTTCACAACGACACCATTGCCGAAAAAGTGGTTTCTCGACTTTATCGACATGGGGAATCCGAAACACGAAAAGTATCATCCGGCGCACGAGAACTTCTACGGTAGAACGTTAGACAATATCCGGCTGCCGCACATTATCGAAGAGGTTGAGGTCGCACGTAAGACTCTTCCTGAGAAGTGGTTTCGCCGTGAATACGAAGCGTCCCTAGAATGCTTCGAGGGGCAGGTCTACGAAGAACTTACGCTTACAACGCATTGTCCTGACGAATTCCCGGACAATGTAAGATACGACATGGTGATCGCCGGGGTTGACTGGGGTTTTGCAAAGCCCGGAGTCATCCTTGTCATCGGTGTAAAGAATCGCCCGAACAATCAAATCCCAAAGTTCTACGTCATCGACGAGATTTACGAAAAAGGGGTAATGATCGCAGGGAAAGACGATTCGTGGGTTAAGCGGGCTTGGATGCTCAAGTCGATTTACGAGATCAAGGCTTTCTACTGCGACACGGCTGAACCTGGCTACATACAGGCGTTTCGAGATGCAGGTCTTCCAGCTTTCTTTGCTGATAAGAGTGTAAGTGACGGCATTCAATCTGTAGCGACCGTCCTCCATATCTCAGGCATTGACAAAGAGACTTCGCTTCTAATAAACAAGTCGAAGTGCCTCAATCTTCCTCGGGAGCTTTTACAATACCAATACGATGAAGACGAGAAGCCGCTCGATGAAGACGATCACACTTGCGACGCTCTGCGCTACGCAATTCACACTCACTTGAAATATGGTGGAGTTACGCAATATCTGCGAACTACCTCGGACAAATAACCAATGCGAAACGATTCTCCAGTAATCGACATCTACCCGTTTCTCTTTAAGAAACGGGTACCGAACACCCTCGACCGCATCGCGATCTCTGTGAATTGGGTTCCCGACGAACATCAGCGAAGGTTGGACGCATACACAGTCCTCGCCGCCTATACAGCGAACCTTTCACACGCAGTCAGACACATCAAGGAAGAGGACAACAAGGAATACGGCGATGCAAACTTTGTTTGCGGCGCTCTCGCTTCATCACTGATTGGTGACGACATACGAATTGTCGCTCCGAAATATCCCGAGATCGAAACCTTCTTTACGGACTGGGCTTCGGATGAACTTTTCTTTGCTGAGGTTGCGGCCAATGAATACAAGGCCAGTAATCTTGGCGATGAAGTCTACAGACTTAGCTGGTCGAAGACAGCCAACCGGGTAAAGGTAACATCGTTTGACCCCGGCTTTTGGTTTCCACAAAACTTAGGAAAGGCCAATGAAGAACACTACATCGCCTGGGAAGAACTCAACCCAAGCAACGACGAAACCGAAATCTACGTCCAGCACTACTACCGTCCGAGTGGTAACACGAAAGGCGGGAGTGGACAACCTAACATTCGACTTACCGCCGGATGGTACAAAAAGGGAAGGAAACCTGGACTTACAGACCTCACCCTTATTCGTTATGAAAGAGACGAGGCCAATAAAGAACTTAATAATGTTGACCTCGGAATCGACTTCTTCCCAATAATCTACATCCCGAACATCTACAGACAGGGATATGATTTTGGAGAGTCAGACTTAACCGGCGTATGGCAGGTGTTGGACGCGCTGACGAATACCTACACCGACCAATCCAAGAATACTGATTTCATGGGTTTGGTTCAGATGTATGTTGAGCTTGCAACGTTCGACAAGATTCCACTGAGCACGACAGGTAATGGTGCGAAGACGATACAGATTGGTGAAGGGTTAGTCATCCCAGGGAAAGCGGGAATCGTCGACAACTCAACCATCAACAAGGCTCTTACCGACCATCAGCACGAGCTTGAAACGAAACTCTACACGAATACAATGCTCGGCTCTCTCGGCACAGGCGCGAAATCAGGAAGCGGCGATCGCACCACAGGAATCTTTATGATGAAGGGCGGACCGCTTGAAAGATTTATTTGGACGAAGCGGTTAATGCGGCAGCCGAAATATGACAGACTTTTAAAGTATGTCGCTCGATTCACGACACTCTTCGGAGACCCAGACAGCAAGAAACTCTTCAAGGGTCGCTCAAAACTCGACTTGACGAAGGTTGCTCATATTCAGTTCGGGAATATACTCCCAATAGATCAGACAGCGCTCATTGACAATATCCAAAAGATAATGACCGTGCTCTCTGATAACGACCTGAAAGACAACCTACAAGAGGCTGGTCTGGTAATGAATGATCCCGTCAAACAACCCGTTCCGGTTGTCCCGGCGACACCGCCAGAGCCTACGGCAAAACCTGGAATCGTGTCAAAGCAAACGAAACAACAAAAAACAACGCAAGGAGCATAGTAAGCAATGGTTGTAAAAGACGCATCCGGTAAGGACATCGAGATTGCTGACGAGCTTGTCAAGAACGGCGCACAGATTCTCGCCGATCTCAAGGCCGCACAGCAGGCAGCGATTGACCTTGCCACACTCAAGAAACAAATCTCTGACGAAAAGGCGAACGCTGCCACGAAGGAGAAGGAGGCGAAGGGAGAATACGAAACCCTCTCCGCGGAGGCAAAGGTAAAGGTCGCTCAACTCGAAACAGAGAAGAAGGAATTCGCCACAAAGAAGGCTCTGACGCTGGAGTCTATCAAGGCGAAAATCAAAAAGGAAAACTACCTGAGCCTTATCGACCGCTCGGAACTCGAATTCGACAAAGACGGCAACGTGACGAACGCGGACAAAGTGATGGAGAAATTCGTCAAAGCAAATCCTGATCTCTTCGGAGAAGAGGGCGACCCGGGACCGTCGACGGGTAGCAATCGAACGCCAGCAGCCAAAGTCGGCGACAAGACGTTCGTTCAGAAGCAAATCGAGAAGCAAGAAGCAAAGAGAAAACCTCGCTTTCCGGCTGGCTGGCCGACAGCTTAAAAGTTAGCGGGAATTAACCAATCACCAACTAGGAGACACAGTATAGTGGAACACAATTTCCAACCCAAAGAACACGACTACGCAGCGATTCCGAACATCCTGTTTAACGAACATCAGGTGTTCAAGCCGGAAGGCGTGACATTCGACGCTTCCTTGTTCGCGGCTGACAATAAGGGGAACAAGAACATCCCCGTCGGACAGTTCATTGCGAAGATTACCGAAACCGGTCTTTACGGTCCCTATGATATCGGAACGGAACTCGCTCCGAAGACAAACGGACAAGAGAAGGTCGCTGGTATACTGACCTATGCCGTTGACGTTACGGACGGGAACAACCTTGGCAACTGCCTGATTCACGGTTTCGTGAAGACTGCATTGCTTCCTGTCGCCCCGACTCCCGCGGTCATCGCAGCGCTTCCGTTAATCTGCTTCCTCTAAGCAGATCGTTTCAAATAGTTTGACCCTGCGGAGCAAGATAAGTGGCAGCTCCGATTTTCTAACCTCTAAATAAGGAAACAATGGATACAGTAAAAACGATCTTTGATTTCATTGACAACAAGGAAATCCTGAGCTACGCTCGGACGTTGAAGACCGATAGCTATTTCGGCTTCTCGCTTTTCCCGATCAAACAAGTCTCTGAGATCAATTACGAATACATCAAAGGCAGCTACGGCCAAAAAGCCAACATCATGGCGGAAGTAGTTGCATACGAGTCCAGTTCGCCGGTTGTCGGTCGCGACGGTCTCGTGAAGGTCAGTGGCAAATTGCCCCCGATCAAACAGAAATCCCGTATCGGAGAGCAGGAGATAATCAAACTCTTCTCGCCCCGGTCAATCCTCGAACGTGAGGAAGCAAAGTCGCAGTTGTATAACGACGTCGCGGATCGCGTCGACGGCGTTTACTCGCGCTTGAATCGAATTATCTGCGACTCACTGGCCTACGGCTCTGTGACATTCGCAGGTGAGGGTGTGAAGTTGAAAGTCGATTGGAATGTCCCTGCTGGACACAAGACGACCGTTGCAAAGTCGTGGAGTGACACGACATCCGATCCTGTCAGCGATATCATGGCAGCCGTTCAGACGATCATCGACGACACTGGCGTTCGCGTCAATCGTGGACTCACGTCGACATTAGCTATTACGAACCTGTTGCGAAACGAGAAGTTGCAATCAGCCATCTTTGGTTCTGCAAACACAGCGCGGAACTTGACCTCGGCGATAGTAAACGAATACCTCGTTTCCCTCGGTCTGCCCGCACTCTTCGCGTTCGACGAAGTTGTTCGGCGCGTGGATCCCGCGACTCAAGCAGTCGTGACGGAACGATACTTTCCGCAGACACAGTTGACGATGTTCAGCAGCAATGAAACGCTGGGCGAGACGTTGATTGGTCCGACCGCAGAAGGAATCGTCGGAGTCGGTACAGAGGAAGCCCCTGGAATATGGGCTGAAATCATGCAGACGAAAGACCCGGTGAACATCTACACTATGGCAACGGCCGTCGGCTTCCCGACCTTCCCTGGCTCGGAAGCAGTTGCAATGTTGAACCTCGTAAAGCCGTAACGGATGCTCACAGCCGACGACATAAAGACGAAAAGTAGCAAGGAGGGGGTGAAAGCCCTCTCCCCGCTACAACTGCAAGCCCTGGTCGATACTTGCTACGCTGTCTTAGACGGGATGGGTCTTAACGCTCAAGCCCCGAATTACAGCAGGATATACGACCAAGCCGCAGTCGCATTGTTTGACTGGTACGTCGGCAATCCTTCGATGCTGTCTTCGTTTCAACAAGGTCGATGGATTGAAGCATACGATACAGGCATACCGCCTACCATTCAATTAATTGTGCGGCCTATTCTCGGTTCACCTTTCGCGAAGATGGAGACACGGAGGAGAGAGAGATGAAATACTTGCGATGCAAACGCAAGTCTTCTACTCAGAACAACAATACGGGAGTTCTGACAGATACACCGACGAACCTTTGGGACTTATGGGTCAACCTCTTACCTGTCGACGATCCGTTCCTGGGACACGAGACAGTATTGCCGACGCAGACCGAAAAGAGAAAGCGGGCAATGTTCACGAGTCTTGATCCTAGTCTCGACATTCAAGAAGGCGACTTAGTAGTTGAGTTGGTAATTGGTGACGATGGAATTACTTATGTCGAATCGACTCAAGAGTGGTTTGTCGGCGGAGTCAATAACTGGTCGCGTTCGGTAGAAGTCTTACTGCGCGAGAACGTGGATTAAACTATGGACGCGGGTTACAAAATACAGTCAACGGTTTGGCAGACACTTAAAGTCGACCCTGAATTATCGAGCCTTGTAAAAGGAGTTTTCGTGCAGGATGGGAAACCGCTGAAAGCCAGTTATCCCGTCATACTACTGCACATCAGGTCTGCGGCTAAAAGCGTCTCTATACCGATGTTGCAAACGGTCTTCATTGAGATAGTCGCTCGAAGTAAGTTTCCCGATGGAGAAGGTACCGAGTTGGAGAAGATATGCACTCGGGTAGACACCCTACTTGACGAACAATACTTCGCTAATGGTGGATATGGAGGGAAGTTGAGACGTGCGGGTCTACCGATTCCGAACGGACTCTATGACGTAAATCAACAGGACTATTTCAAAACGTGGCGATACAAAGCTAACGTGAAACAATTCACTTAGGAAAGGATTTTGATGAATCAAGTAACTCAGGATTACGGAACTGGTCAGAAGGCCAAAGAGATTATCATGGCCGGTGGCAACCTTGAGGTTGCAACCCTCGTGGCGACCGGCGACGTAACTGGCGCAGCCTTTACCGGGCTTGGTTATACGGCCTCGGATACGGGCGGAGTGCTGACAGACAAACCCCCGACCTTTAAAGAAGTAAAGGTTACGGGTCAGAACGATCCGGTGAAACGCAAAGCCGGTGATCGAGACGTGCAGTTCAAGGTCGTGCTCTCACAGGCAACGGCTAAGAACTTAATGTATGCCTCGGGCGGAGCGGATGCCGATTGGAACGTCGCGGGATACTTTCTCGGCGGTAAATCGCAGGATGCACCTCTTCGGACATGGCGTTACACCGTGCAGAATGACGACGACAATACCCAAGATCAGCGGGTTTACATTCCCGCAGGTCGTGTCGTAGATGCCGTTGAAGTCAAATATGCCGATGGCGACGCCGTTGGACTTGCACTGACGATTAAGGCATACGAAGTAACTGGCGCAGTCACGCTGGGTGCTGCAGGACCATCGCTTATCGGTTTCCGGTACGCAATGCAAGCTGGCTCATTCTAATATAGGAGAACTGAATGAATCAAGTCACCCAAGACTACGGTACTAACAACAAGAGCAAAGAGATTATCCTCTCCGGTGGAAACCTTGAGTATGCGGGTCTTATTGCCGGTGAGCTTAATCTTCAGATTACGGAAGCAGGAGATGCGAGCGCTCAGTTGTCGAACTGGGCGCTGAGTGGCTTAACGACTGCAAATCAGAACGGCGGACTTCTCTACTGGACGCTTCGCCAGGTAACTGGCGTAACGACGGTCAGCCTCTACAAGGAATCAGCGCACACGAATCTTGTAGCTGCTGGTTCTTGTCAGGGGAATGGAGTCATTCACTTGCTTTCACAAAATGCAAGTGGAATATCGGGCGCTGTCACTGTCGCTTATACAATAGACGACACAGACGCTCCTAACCAACTCTCGTTCGCAACAATTCCTACCTCTCCTGCATGGGTAGGTGTTGGATATACAGCCGCAGACACAGGCGGGACGCTGACAGACAAAGCTCCCTCGTTCAAAGAAGTCAAGGTTACGGGTCAGAATGATGCAGTGAAACGCAAGGCGTTGGACAGAGATGTTCAGTTTAAGGTTGTTCTGAGCCAAGCGACACTTGCAAATATGAACCTGGCAACTGGTGGTAATGATGCGACCGACGTAGCCGCTTCTTACTTCCTCGGCGGAAAATCTCAGGACGCTCCACTTCGGACGTGGCGATTCACTGTCCAAAATGATGATGACAACACGCAGGATCAACGTCTCATTATCCCGGCAGGAAAAGTCATTGACGCGGTTGAAGCGAAATACGCTGACGGCGATGCCATTGGACTTGCCTTGACGATTAAGGCATACGAAACACCATCCGGTGTTACGTTTAATGGCGTGAGTCTCACCGGCTTCCGCTACCTGATCTCCGCAGCTTCTTACTAGACACACCGAATTACCCTTCAAAGAGGCGGTCAATCTATCGACCGCCTCGATTCTTTTACTAACCCAATAGGAAAACAATGGTAGAAACTACCCCCAGCGGGCAATCATCCGCAACGTACCAGCTCGTCGATGACTCGAAAGTCTATCAACGGGTTCTTGTAGCTGGCCAGGAAGTCGAAATCATTCGACTGTTAGCTAGTGTCTTTAATCAACTTCTCTCGTCTGGAAAAAAGATTGAAACGCTCGACCCAACGAATCTCGTCAACCTACTCTCAGGTGATGCGTTGGCCAATTTCTTCGGTGTCGTCCTTATCAAAGAGAACGAGACCCCGATGTCACTCGCTCGCGTCAAAGACTTCGTTGCGAGAGGAAAGGAATTCCTTTTCGGTATGCAGAACGGCGATGAAGAGAGTGTGTTAGTTGATTTTTTTCAATTAAACAAGCCGAAAATCGCGACTCTTTTACACCGGTTCGGAATCGAGATCGACGACTTGACCAAAACACTCTCCGCAATGTTGAACGAAGCCTTACCCGCATTTCAGAGTTCTTCGCCCACAGATGGGGACAAGACCCAACAACCGTCCTCTGGAGTTATACAGTCGGCGAGTTCAACAAGTTCGTTACAATCTTAAACGAAGAGAAAAAGAAAGATAAGAACGCTGGATCGACAGAACAAATCTCGGTTCAGGATTTCCTCAACAAGCGCTCGGTGATGCTGGGATAATGGAAACACTCATATACACTATTGTGGCTGCGGTTTTTGGTGCGCTTCTCGGCGTCATCGGTTACATGATTAAGGAACGATTCAAGGAGCAACAGAGTAAGATCGTTGCCCTCGAAGGTAAGCATGAAAGTAATATGGTAGAAATGGGCGCAATAAAGTCCAACTACCTCACGCGATTCGCAGACATGAAAGCCGACATCGAGAGACTTCGCGGCGGTCTCATTATGGTCGAGTCAAATATTATTCAGGTTGTCGGTAAAGAGATTGGCGATCTCAAGACTACAATCATCAGAATACAAGGAGAGCGATGAACAAACTCTTAACTGGGATGGTGTTCGGCGATCTGCATAGTCCTTGGCAAGACAACCTCATGGTGAGACTTGCACGGAAAGTTATCGACGACATCAAACCAAAACAGATCGTCTTGGTGGGCGATCAGTTGAATTTTGCGGCCTACTCATCGCACGGCGCAAGGAAGAACGAAGTCCCTGGTGAGAACGTGAAGAAGGATTTCAAGGAGTGCGAAAAGACTCTCGACACCCTCTTCGATGGAGTTAAGGCTGAACTCGTTTGGATGGATGGAAACCACGACGCTTGGCAGGATGACTACTTTACAGAATATCCCGCCTTCTACGATGAAGCGATTCACCGCTACAACAAGCTCAAACTTGCAAAGAGAGGTTTCAAACGGATCATTCCATTTAAGGGAGTCTTTAAGTCGGGTAAATTGCACTTCACACATGGTTGGAGAGCCGGTGTCAACGCAGTAAGGACTCATCTCGTGAATGACTACAAAGCTAGTTTCGTAATGGGTCACATTCACAAGTCAGACACGGCGACAAGTTCCAACATTCAGGGCAACATCATCCAAGGTTACTCTGTGGGCTGTATGTCGAAATTAAACTTCCGGTATGCAGCACAGCCGACATCGAATCACGGGTTTGGAATCTATTACGTGCTGCCCAATGGAAATTTCAGTTTCCATAACATCGTAGCAATCAACAGATCATTCATTTATCAAGGACAACTTTACACGCCATGATAAAACACAAACTAATACGGCGATTACTACTGATAGCATTACTCTTCATGCCCTTGGGTATGGCGTTGCCTGGGGAGACAGCAGCGAAGAAAATCAGTGACGAACTCGCCGTAGGGAAGTATGCGACACTCTTTCAAGAGACATCGACAAAGTATCACATGGATTGGCGTGTAATCGCGTCGATTGCACTCAGGGAGTCTCGCTGCAATCCGCACGTCAAACCCTTGAAAGAAAAGGCGTGGATTTATTATACGGATAGGCACGGCAAAGCCCTACACATTAAGGGACATGGCGTTGCCGATATACAAGCCCAGGCAGAAGCTATCCTTGGCGGTGACGAATTTGAATTTCAGACGCACGCTCACGGCATCACACAACTCGTCGGCAGTGTCCTGCGGGAATTAGGATATACTAAAAAATATCCTCCCGTGACGGTCGAGGAACAGATTTACTACACCGACCTCCACTTAACTCGACTCATTCAATCCTTCACAGCCAAATACAATCGCCCGCCGAATCCAGTTCAAATCTTTGCTCTCTACAACGGAGGTTATCGGTCAGTTACAGAGTTCGGAGTTCAACCCTGGGTCGAAGCATACGCGGTTCATGCGATGCTCTATTACTACAAAGTTCAACTCATGCAATCAATTTACATACCGATCCAATGAGGACTCAATGCTAGTCTACGTTTCAGGAAAATACTCAGCGTCGACAAAAGAAGGAATTGCTGCAAATATCAAAGCAGCCGAAGAGGTTGCTCGTTATTTATGGTCATGCGGACACGCGGTAATATGTCCACACACGAACACGGCCTTCTTTGACGATATCCCAGGAGTCGGCTATGAATCCTTCATTCAGGGAGACCTTCAAATCGTTCGACGTTGTGACGCTATGGTGATGGTGCCCGGATGGGAGACGAGTCTCGGAGCTAACAGGGAGCGTGACTACGCAATCGAACTTGGGATTCCTGTCCATCAATATCCATGCGTCTTAGAACTTCATCCGGTAGAAGTTCGCTGCCCGGTGCAAGTACAGGCGTTTATGGAACAACTGATGCTCCAGTATCGAACCCATCTCAAGAAAAATAAAGACTATTCACCCGCAAACATCGCCGGGACCGGAGAGATCGGACTTGTCACAAGGCTTTGGGATAAAATGGCTCGTCTTATGTCGCTTACCGGTTTCAAAATTACGATCACAGAGAGCGAGTTCACTCAGCCTCAGACCCCGGAGAATGAAAGTATCGAAGATACTTTTCTTGACCTCTCGAATTACGGCATCATCGCGAAACTCTATCACAATGGAAAGTGGGGCAAGTAGATGCAAATACAATTCGGAGGCGGAACGTTATTTGTCAACCTAGCCGATCAAACCTACAACAACGTAGGAATCTTTACTTCTGTCGGCGGCACAGACAAAGAAAACGGCGGAGTAATGCGGATAGGCCAGCCGCGAGTCAAACAGGTTTTTACTGAGAACGATCACGATGAACCCTCGGCAGAGTGGACAGAGGGACGAGATATCTACTTCGACGTAACACTCGCAGAGATGACGCTCAACAATTTCGCCCTCGCTTTAGGTCTCAACCCCAACATTATTGGCTCTGACGATTCAGCGACATACCTTACCGTGGTTGGCTCAGAGCCTATTGTTTATTTTCCGGCCATCTATCAAGTCCCTCAGTTTGAACTGACGAACAAGTTCTACTGGCTCACACTCCCAAAATGTGAGATTCTTAACGCGGTCGAAGTCGGATTTAAGGATGACGAACCAGTTCAGTTAAAACTTTCTCTTAAGGCGCACAAAGCAACATCGGGGACGTTGGCTGGGATGAAGTTTCAGATTAAAAAGGACAAGTAATGTCTCAATATACTTACGAGACTAACTTTCCAGAAGTAATAGCGGCTATTGAGAACGCAGCGCAAAGAGGTCTCGCCCGTATCGTTTCGGAGTTAGCGGAACAGGCTCGAAGAAGTGGATCGTATGACGATCGGACCACGAATCTCCGGACGCTGATAACCCCAAACATTGAGCGTTCCGACGACGTACCAGAGAATCAGTATACCTGTCTCCCGGTCACTTATTTTGACAACTTCCTAGGCGTGGAGGTTGCCGATATAAAATACCTGCCTCCCGAAGACTTCTATATCCCAAAAGTCGAGGCGATGGGAGTAGAAATTACTGCTCGCGTTTCCGCTCTTATGCCTTACGCTGCTGCGGTCGAGTCGAGGGGTTACGATGTCCTTTCACAGGTCTTCACTGGATTTATTTCCAATCCACAACAATACTTTTCTGAAATACAAGACGAGATAGCGCGGAACGAAGTAGCTTCGTCGCTAACCGTCAGACAAGGTTAATTATGCCAGGTGTAGGTGCAATGAGCGGTCAGAGTCTAGGACGACTCTTTTTTGAAATGTCCATTGTAGACAATGGAAGATTCAGCGCCGTTCTAAAGAAGGCACAGGAACAACTTGACGCTGTAAATACGAGACTTGGTATAACTGCGTCCTCTTCGACGGACGTGGTGCGATCGCAAGGAGCTATAGTTAAGGAATTGGACGCGACCAATGCGAAACTAGCCTTAGCAGAAAAAGCTCACAAGTCTCTTGCTGATTCGGTAAGACTGTCGGCTGAAAAAGGTGACGCTGCTTGGGCGCACTCCACCGCGAATCTCGAAGTCGAGATAAAGAAACAGAAGGACATGCTTGCTCAGTTGCAGCTCCGCTACGATGCGATGAATGCCAACAAGCAAGCATCGCTTTCCGGGGTTGTATTGGCCGGACAGATCGGTAAAACGATCAACAATAAGAATTATGCAGAGGAACGACTTGGTATTCTCGGACCGAGCGCTCCCGGCGTTTCGGCTGTAGACGAAGAGAGAATAACTCAAGCGGATGCGAAAGTTCAACAATTACGTGCATCTCAAAGTGCTCTCCAGGCAGAATTGGCAGCCTCGACTGCCGCAGTAGGTCTCGCCGGCGTTGAAACTGTCGACGTTCTCGGAAATCAGATCGTCGCGGCTGGAATAAAGTTGGACATGCTCTCAATGAAGATGCAGTCCTTCGGTCGAACCTTCATGTTTCAGTGGTCGATTGCCGCAGGAGTTGTGACGGGCTTTATTGAGAAAATGGCCATCGACTTCGACAAGAATATGGGCGAAGTTCGGCGCACGACTCAGATGACTCGCGTGGAGATAAGTGGACTCGGAGACGACTTCCTTAAGATGTCGAAAGACTCTCCAATGGCGAACGCGGCCAATGGTCTTGCGGAGATCGCTGGGGTAGCCGGTGCGTCCGGTGTTAAGGGGCGTGAAGAGATCGGCAAATTCTCGGACTCAATTCTGCGGCTGACCGCAGTATCAGACGGTCTCGATGCGAAAGAGACTGCTAAGAAGATGATTGAGATTACGAGAGCCTTCGGAGATACTACTGACAAGGTAGACCGTTACGGCGATGTCATCTCTCGCGTTGCGAATGAGTCTTCGGCTTCCTATGAAGACGTTATCAACTTCATTCAGATTTCCTCGGGCGCTGCACAGGCGTTACATATTACATTCGGCGAGGTTGCTTCCCTGGGTTCTGCTCTAGTCGGTTTAGGAATACCGGCACAGAAAGCAGGCACCGCTCTCACGAACTTGTTTACGAAGATGCTCACTGAGCCGCAAGTGTTCGCCGCTCAAATGGGAATCTCGACAGCAAAGTTCGAGCAATCAGTAAAAGATAATGCCGTAGGAGCATTAGTTAGCTGGCTGGAAGCCATGAAGAACGTCCATGACGAATTTGAACTCGGCAAGGACTTCGACGAACTTGGAATTAAGGGAGTGCGGACGGGCGCAGTATTACTCAAGTTAAAGAGTGAAGGTCTCGAACCGTTGCAGAGGATGTTGGGAATCGTTCAAGACACAATGGCGAATGGCGGGTACGTCACCGATCAATACAACGTCAAAGCTCAAACGATGTCCGGGCAGATGTCGGAAGCAGCCAACCAAGGTAAGGAGTTGGCGATTCGCATGGGTTCTGATTTATTCCCCGTGCTCAAGAGTTTCCTTTCAATCTTTGAAGAGATATTCGCCGCTCTCCGTGAGGCCGGACCGTTGAAGGACATCATTCTCGCTATGGCGATGATGACGACTCTCGCCGGTCCTCTTGCACTCGTCTTTGGAAACCTCGGACGATTCGTCGCCGGGTGGATAACGAAGATAGGAGAGGCAAGAATAGCCGTTGCCGCATTAGGAACTGAAAGCGTGACGATGGGAGAAAAGATGTCTGCCGCAGCCGGTGCGATCGGTACGGCAAACCTCTGGATAGCTGGTCTGGTAATTGGTTTGACCGCTTTAACGGCGATCATGTCTTATTACTCCGAAGCGACTTACAAGGCACAGCAAAATCAGAGTGCCTTTAACGATGAAATGACTGAGACGCTGAGAAAACGGAAGGACGAGAAAGAGCAAGTCGTCCAGACTTTAGCGTCGATGCAGACTCTCGCAGAGAAACAGAATCGCACGAAAGAGGAACAAGCCCAATTCAACAAACTCGCTGACGATCTCAACCGACTGGCTCCCGATTACATCGACAAGAATAAACTCTACGGCGATTCATTGAAATACATTGCCGACAAAGCAGTCCTAGCGAAAAAAGGATTGTCGGATGCGGCTGACGCTGTAGATGACTTTGCGCGAAGGGCTAGATTCTCGGCTCTCGGAGGAAAAGGCGGAGAAGTAGCACAGGCGAGTGATAAACTCGGCGATCTCTTCTATGGAGAGGGTGGAAGTTCTACCGCAGACCTCACTAAGAGACTCCAATTCCTGACTCAGATGAATCAGGGTTCTGATAATAGGGCAGCCGGAGCGGCTAACTTGCGAGACTCGCTTAACTCGTCGATGGCCGGTATTCGAGATGCAATTCAAAACGGCAAAGGTGAACAAGCCGCTTCGATGATTCAAGCGCTCGGAGGCTCTCTTGAGGGTTACAACAATGGAATCCTGAGTCGAGCACAGGCAGGCAAGGCAGACAAGACAGATGAGGAAATTTCCAAGTCGGTCGAGAACGAAATAGCCTTCCTTGGGAGACTTGAAGCAGCGTTAAAACTCTTAATGGATAAGCGCAAAGAGTTGGATGACTTAACGAAGGCTGGTGTATTTACAAAGCCAACTCCTTCTAGTTCGGGATCCGGTTCCGGAACCACTCGTGTCACACTGAAAGACCTCCAAGAAGAGTTTGACGCTCAGAAGGTCTTGAATGATGGAATTCGACAGGCTATCAAGGACAAACAAGAAGCTGTGGCTGCTGAAGGTGTTACGACTACAGCGAAACAGAAAAAGAACGAGCTTCAAATCTATTACGACAGTATCGCCGGAACTATCGACGAAAGAAATGCCGCAATGGATGCGATTCTCGCGAAAGTTAGGACGTTCGCCGCGAGGGAATACGGATACACAAAGGACATCGACGAACTCACTAAGAGCATCATCAACAATCACAATAAGGCTCTCACTGGGAATTCAATAGCGCTCTTAGGTTTCATCCATGATGTCGACGGGAGTAGAATTAAAGACCCGAACGCACATCTAAACGCTCCCCCGGATGAAACGGCTTTCATTAAACTCAAAACCCAGCTTCAACTGTATCAGTCTTTACTCGACGACTTCAACGCCAAATACAAAACGAAAAAGGATGAGGCGTCTGACGAAGGAATGCTTTCTAAGTTCCTAGTCGGCGATGGTGTAAAGATGAAGCAAGACATCTTGGACATGAAAGCGGCTGTAATTAAAACGCTCCAGGACATCATTGCTGAACTCGTCAAAGATTCGCCGGAGGCGGCTACTCTTTGGGGTAAAATCAAGGGAACGACTGACGCGGAAGGTTATCAGAAATTCGCCCAGGCAATCCTTAGTAGCACGGCTCTCACGGCTGACCAGCAAAAAGAGATAGCCTTAGCTCTTGCTCAACTCTCCAAAGCTCAAGGTGTAGTTCCAAACGATAACGCTTCAAAGAAGAATCAGAACCCATACACTGTCTTCGCTGAAAATGTAAGTCAGATGGGGGTAACAAACAGAAACACTTTAGCTATGATGCAATCCGGTTGGAGTCGTTTCAATTCTCAGATTGTTGCGATGGCGTTCGGCACTAGGACTTCACTGAAACAGGTATGGCAGGGCATTGAACAAGACTTCCTTAAGGACGTGCTCGACGAAATCTATAAGAGATACATTGCAAAAGGTCTTATGGGCTTCATTGGGTCAATCTTTGGCGATCCTACTAGCATCCTTAAGACCGGAGAAGACTTGCTTTCGGGTGGCGGAGATGACGGTGCGCTTCACGGTGACTTTATGGTAAGGAAGAACGGAGGCGTTACATCATTCTCTCCTGACGACAACGTGATTGGCTTCAAACACGTCACCGACTTAATCGGTAGCATTCTGCCCGGCGTTGTTGGATCAAATTTCTCAACGATGCCGTCATCGAATGTCTTAGTAGGTTCTCCAAAGGTGGACGTTCACAATAGGCCACCGGAAGTTTCTGTCTATATAGATCACACTTTGGACGGACAGAAATTTCAACAGAAGACAGCTCCACGTTACGCTATCAACACGGCAGCGAGAAAGGTGAAGAATGGTTAATATCACGATCAACGGTCAGGACTTCACAAAATACCTCCAAACCGTCGAGATTCAACGCGACTCAGAGGACACCGACAATGACAATGTTGTCGGTGTTGCGAATATAACAATATCCGATATCGACAAAGCGGTGTCGGATATTCTTTCACTTCCTCTTCCTGATTGTCCTAATCGTATACCGGTAGTTGACATGCCGGTATACATATCAAAAGACGGAAACCCTCTATTCTCTGGATGTTTTGACTTGACCAATATTGACTCGCCATATCTCGACAATGACAATATAACGGATTCTCGATCACTCCAATTGATCGCTTATGACAACCTGAAGACCATATCAACGGTGTGGAGTCAAAATAAACCGATTCCAATAAGTAGTATGCAAGACAATCTTTTCCCGAACTCAAGTTTGTACCCGCTATTAAACTTCCATCTAATGCCTACTCAGGATTTTTTATTTGAGGCGACGAGGGTTCAGCAGTATGTTTCGGCGCCCCCCGTAAATGGTATAAGACAAAGAACGGGAACTACCTCAACATTTTTCAGCCAAAAGAGTCTTTGGTTGCCCTGCACGATGTATTCATTGATAAATGCTTATTGGGCACAAGCGCAATATATCAACATAGACCTGTGGAACTCACAACAATCGGCCTACGCGATTAGAGGTGTTGGTCCTAGCCGTGGCACCGATGTTCCTGATTATGCAAGTTGCACGATACTTGATGTTGTGTCGGCGATCTGTCAATACCGCGACGGTCGCGTCCTTTGTCTCCCGAATGGAGAATTGATTTACGCTGAGAAATGGCAACCACAACCACTAGGGTCATTATTCCCGACCGCAACCATCCCGACTTATACGACAATTGGGATTCAGACGTTTCCGACAAAGAGTTTTATTAAATATAATGCCTACAATCCTAATGGCGACCCGCAATTCTCTCCAAATTACTATACTCAGGGGAGTGTCCCCGGAAATGTAGGTTCTCAGTCTAACTCTCCGGGAAATGGTTATACCGTTATAGATTTATCGCAAGGCATCTTTGCAAAGACTCCGTGGACACTTTTCTGTAGTGCTCCCCCTAAACCCGGAAACGCTGGTGCGTATGGATATGCTACATGGGAGTTTCTCTCCCCAACCACCTGTAGTTGGTGGCAGGATAGTCAAAGAGTAATAAAGATCGTCAATGCAATATGTTTGCGCCCCCCCGTTAGATTCAAGATACTCACATCGGGGTATAATTATTTTCCGTTGCAACAAGCATTCCTCGCGGGAAACTATTATACAATCCTATCGACGACAATCCGACCAATTGAGGATGAAGCAGAACTAATTGTCGAATTACAAAATCCAAACATGCTCACCCCGGAAGACTAAAAGGAAAATATGGTAATTAATGGACAAGGGAAGCCGAGACTCATCGTTCTGAACTCGGTCAATCCCAATATGACTGACCCCGCAGCAGTTATCGACTTACCCTACTGCAATAAATTGACAGAAACTTTTACACCGGTAGTCATTATTCACAAGGTTCAGGGTGGAAAATTAGCACTTGAGTGTGGTCACGACTACTCATGCAAACTCGACTACTCTGACTTAATTGACGGGCAAGACTTACTCAACCTTCAACCAGCGCTCACATTTTCCACCCCGAGCGGCACCAATCTAGGAACGCAACTCGTTCTCATTCCAAGACTCGATTGCTTTGGAAGGAACTTCAATGTATGTCTTGCAGACGAGATAAATCTTTCGACAGTCTTCGCGAACGGATCGAATGCGGGACATAGCGATCTCATTCTAACGTTCACTGGACTTGACAGACTTGGCACCGTCCCAATGAAGCGGAGTGGTTTTTGGTCGAACTACGGAGGACGGACGCGAGTTAATGATGTCCTTTGGAAGGGACTTGGTTACGGATTTAATGCTGGATTCATACCTACCGGACCGGCGTAATTTAATTTAATAAGGAGCAAAAGAATATAGTGGCAGGATTAAAGGTTCTCAATTTCTTAACGTTCTTCGATGAAGGGGATGACGTAGGCGCGGGTTCAAAGGACTACGCCTCGCAACTTGCATCCGGGACAGGTTTCAATCAAAACCTCGCGCAGATAACTCGCAAGTTCAGTCTTCTCTTTTCCGTGGTTGGTGGCGGCCTGACTGATACGTTGAACTCAAATATAATCGGTGCAGATCAGATACAGACCAATTCGATTACGCCCGACAAATTCAATTCTTCTGTAGCCTCGGTCTATAGTTTGGCCTCAGATGTCGCAACCAGTCAGGCAGCTCAAGATGCTGCGACCGCCGCCAGTCAAGCGGCTCAAGACGGTGCGGTCGCTGCCAGTCAGGCAGTTCAAGACCTTGCGTTGGCAACACACAAAACGAGTGGAGATCACGATTCTAGATATCTGAGTGTAAGTTATCTTAGTTCACTCGTCAGGACATCCTTCAATCTTACAATTGACGGCATTAAGACCTTTCTGAAGAATGTTCTGATTTCCAATGCAGCGCCAGCCTTAGAACTTCGTGATACATCAGGTAATGCCCTTGCTCGTATATGGGCTGCAATAGGTAGTCCAAACGTCATGCGCCTGAGCATTGGCGAGAGTGGGTCGTGGAAAGAATTGTTAGAGGTGTTCGCTGGACAGACGCAGGTAAACTTTCCCAATCATAATGTCGCAGCCAAGGGACTTCAGCTTGCGACGCAAGCGTATGTTGATGACCAAGTTGCGTCAGTTTCCAGTAGTTCGTCCGGTAACGGCAGTCCTACTTTCGCTATGGCGAATTCGATATGGGTCGATCCTATTCCATCGACATGGCCATTCACTATCACGCTAATGCGACCCACGATGACTCTTCCGTTCTCAGTCCTTTCCGAAGTGCGTTATGCACACTTCACAGAAGATCAGATAGTAGACACCAAGCACTTTCCGTGTTCTGTCCAGTTCGCAGACGCGACCTACAATATGATAAAGGTGGAGTTAGGCATAGGGACTGAAGGCGAGGCAACATTAACAGTGTCCGCTACTCACGTGGCGCTTAATTCAACGAGTGGCACGCCGCCAACTTGGACGGCAATTGCAAACAATGTCATTACCGAGGGGGGAACTTATGTTGCCCTTGGTGGTGCAGAAGGATTTTTGGTGACATTGAAATTCGGAATGGCGGTATGATATTTCAAACGGACAGCACTTATGAAATACTCTTTGACGAAGAGACTCAAGCCGTCTCTGTAAGTCTTTCGTGCAGCGCGGAGGTTGTCATCTCGGCGATCTTGCACGATCTAGGAGACTGGCATTATCTTCCGCTCTGTCAAACTGTTAATTGCGATGGAGTCGTTTCCGTGTTTCCAATTTCTCTTGCGCCGGGAGATCACTCCATATATTTCGTGGAAGCAACTCTCGATGATTTCGCAATAGCTTTCGAGGGAAGTGGTCTCGGTTCGGTCACGAAAATGATCCTTGCAAATGTGCCGATACCCCGACAACGCGCTCCAATCTTGAACGAGCCACCCAGTAATTGGTATATGGATGACGATACCTGGTTTTGGGACGATGGCACTATTTTTTGGGATGAATAAAACAATGAGGACTATGTTATGCCGCAACAGACTTTAGCACACGACAATGGGACAACGGGCGAAGGCAAAATTAATACCATGTTTACCGAGATTTATGCGGTCTTGTCATCGTTTGCCACATTTATGGCATCACTGGTAAACGTTACCAATGACGCCCAAGTGAAACGTTCGGAAATGGGTGTGGCGAATGGCGTTGAAACGCTCAATACGAATAGTAAACTCGTTCACATGCCGACAAAGACAGATGTCGGACTGGGGAATGTTGACAATACTTCCGACGCCTCAAAAAACGTTTTGTCTGCTTCTAAATTAACCACTCCTAGGAATATCAATGGTGTTAGTTTTGATGGCACCTCACCCATCACTATTCCTATCCCCGTAACTTCTGTCAATGGGCAAACTGGAGACATAGTTCTCACTGGTAGCGGCGGCACTATGCCGACAAAGACAGATGTCGGACTGGGGAATGTAACCAACGACGCGCAGGTGAAACGCTCTGAAATGGGAGCGGCTAGTGGGGTTGAAACGCTCGATGTGAATAGCAAGCTCGTTCACATGCCGACGAAGTCGGACGTGGGGCTTTCGGCTGTCACGAACGACGCACAAGTGAAGGCTTCCGAGAAAGGTGCAGCGAGTGGTGTGGCTACGCTCGACTCGGATAGTAAGCTCGTGCAGATGCCGACGAAGGCGGATGTCGGACTTTCAAGTGTTGACAATACCGCCGACAACTCAAAAAATGTCTTATCCGCTACTAAATTAACTAGTCCTCGCGCTATTAATGGTGTTAATTTTGACGGGACGGCTCCCATTACTATTCCTATACCAGTAACCTCCGTGAATGGTTTAACGGGCGACGTGACCGTAGGGGGCAGTGATCCCATAAATGCGTTTGATCTATATGACGATTTTTTTACGTTTCGTGACGACATGACAATGGCGAACGGGTCATTAAATGATAAGTTTGCGAGATATGCTGACAATCAAGTCTATTTTGTAATATCCAAAATCGCCGCCGACTCTGTAGCCTGGGTTGGTTCAAAGCGTCCTAGCGGCGTAATACTTTGGAAAGCTCAGGGGACCGCACTGGTGATGTTTACAACAGGCGTGACACAAGACATGACAAATAATTCAGTTTTCCCGTCAGCGGCAGGTGTCGACTTTACAGTTATTATGGCTCCCATAATCGGCATACCAGTGCTTCGTGAACCGAGTTTTTGGTTTGGAATAAATAATAACGGAGGTTCAATCCCGAATAAGGGCGGAGACACTCTATATGCGGTCATGTTCCGCCGATTAGCCAATGCAAATTGGTTCGCCGTGACGAGAAACAATGGTACGGAAACCAGCGTTGATACCGGGATACCGGCGACAGACTCAAAATTCATAAAATTACATTTCATCGTAGCTGTTGATAATTCAAATGTAAAGTTTTATATCGACGATGTCTTAGTAACTACAATTACCACGAACATCCCGCCGACCACGGTCTATTTTTCTGGATTTTTAACAGCACAGTACAACTACACTTCGTCGCAAAATTGGATTATGTATTTGGACTTTTGGAGGGTAAAAAAAGACGGGTTGGGACGATAAAGGCCACGGACAATACCCTCTCCAGGCGCACTCACGAATGTCCGTTGCGACAACGATATACCAGCCGCTAATACTTCTAAATTCAAAGAACCTCATTCAATAGCTAAATTGCGGTCGCCCGCAAAATAGCTATTGACTTTACACAATCTTTATCGTATATTAACTATATTCAAAGAATAAAAACAATAAATATGAAAAGGATTTAAGTGCCTAAGTCAGTTCAAAATTTCGCATGGTCGCTCTTATTCAGTGCGGTGATACTGGTTGTCTACTTACTCGTGTGTAAGTTGGCCGACACCTCACCGGCTGCAAGGTCTCGGCGGTTGGTAAGTTCGGACACTACGACTCACCAGGACTCTACAACGCAGAAAATCATCGTAACCGGGGTAAAGATTCCTGGTGTTACGGTGAGGGCGGAGGGGAAGGCCGATACAATGAAAAGATACATCGACTCACTCATCGCCAGGGCGAAGAAGGCCGACACACTCGAAGCTCTTATGCGTCATACGGCTGCACCCTACAGAGTAGCCTACGAAGATACTAACATAAGAGCCGTTGTTTACTGTGAACCAATAACTCACAGCGCTCGATTCGACACGCTCATCATTAAGCCGATCCACTACGCTGAGAAGATTATCACGAACACGGTCGAGATAGAGAAACCTGTCCCCTGGTATGATACACCTACGGCTGTAGTCTTTGAAACACTCGGAGCGGTTTACCTCGTCTCCGAGGTCTCCACAAAACTGCGTGGCCAGTAATTTCAAGCAGAAAGTCCCCCGAGATAAAAAATACCTAGCATGGATTCGCACACTCCCTTGCTGTGTTCGGAATGCGGATTGTTCCGGACCGATATCACCGCATCACACAGCGAGGGCATTCGGGGGTTTGAAGGGAAGTGATTACTCGTGCGTTCCGATTTGTTTCCATCATCACAACCTTGTGCAATACTATCAATGGAAGTTCAAGGAGAATTTCAATTTCATTCTCGACGAGGACTATGCAAAAGAAAACTACTTTACCCGTTATAACCAATGATACATTCTTTAATGGACTGGCGCAGCTCCAATCGAATGCGGAGGTCTTCCGACAGACACTTGAGAAGTATGACGACGACCAACTCAACGTGATCTTTCACGGTCTCGAAGAGGCTACGTCGGTAGCCTGGATGTTACAGGCCGATATCATAGCGAACCTTCACGCAAGGGGGCGCTATGGAGATAACGTCATAAAGGGAATCGCTCAATTCCTCAAAGTCCCTGAGAGACGTATCTACGAACTCTATCAGATTCACAAAGAGATTCTTTCACAGAGTCCCGAGTTGCGAAGTCTTCCACTTGAGAAGTCGCACTTCGTCAATGCACTCAGAGCAAAGAAGCATGGACAAGACCCGGTACACGTCTTAGAAGCTGCCGCCGATGATCTTATGGGTGCGAATGCGATGCGTCGAAAGATCGAAGCGAGGCCGCGAGTTACAGATACAACGTTCTACGAACTCACAAAGTCTCGGCCTGACTGTAAGCAGGAAGACTTAAAACAAGTGCTCTACCTTTCCCCGTCTGCAAGGATAGTCGAATATGATGGTGTAAACTACCTTGAAGTGTTCGGAAAAGAAATCTCACAAAACTAAGGACTATCCATGAAGCAATGGTTTCACAATTTCTACCTCGCTACCCGTGCGGACATGGTTACATTCATTACTCTCGCGGCCTGCGTTCTCTTTACGATGTCGCTATTCTTTAATCCATTCATCGGAGTCTTCGACAAGATCACGATTACTGTCGTCTGTCTTCTCGTTTTACATCTCCAGGGTATGGGGTTGGAGATTCAATCACACGAATACGCCGGATTCCATCTTCTTGAGATCAATAGATCGTATGCGATTATACTGGGTTGGCTTACAATAGCAGTCACCACAAAAGATATGTATGACGGTATTATGGATGCACTTCGTTTTCGGAAAGAGAACATCGCGCATTGTTGCGCGGCGTTTGGGTCGATAGCGGTCGACGAGTGTGGTTTCGTAGGAATCATAATGCACAACCGCGAACGAATGGTAGCGGAATACGACAACGAAACAGTTGTTCCCGGCTTTCAGGGAGTTCAGATGTTCAACGACAAGGGAAGTTATCTGACACACGCCCTCAACAAGAAGGGTGAACGGAAGACGAAACGTCTTCACGTCAAGGCTGGAAGTCGCTGGATGAGTAACCGACCGCAGATAATCGGCAGTGTTCGAGTCGGTCAGATGCCTTTCGTGACACCATTCGCTGAACCGTGGCCGTTGATCCGCAAGGCGCTCGTTGACAGTCAGAGGTAATAGTCTCTACTACCTTCCGACCCATCCTGAGAAGAGTGTTCAACTGTGCGTGACAAGTCCGCCTTACTTTCAACTTCGTAACTACGGAACACCCCCGGCCAGGTTTGGCGGTGATCCTAATTGCGGACATAGATGGCACCAAACGAAAGCGACTCTTTTACATGACAACAGAAACGCTCTTCACGGGAAACAAGATGAAGTGATCGGAGAGCGCGGGCAGACGCATATCAATTCAAAGACGCTGCTCTTTTCGTCGACCTGTGAAATATGCGGAATGTGGGAAGGTCAACTCGGATTAGAACCCACGGTCGATATGTTTGTCGATCATTTGCTTCAAATCTTCAAAGGTGTGAAGCGAGTGCTTAAGGATGATGGGGTTCTCTTCGTAAATATGGGAGACTCCTACGGCAATGGTCGGAAGGGGATGGCGAATAAATCGCTTCTCATGGTACCCGAGCGATTCGCAATAGCGATGTGCGAAGATGGATGGACGCTCAGGAATAAAATCGTTTGGGCTAAACAGGAATATAATGGCAAAGACAACAAGGTCTACGGCAAAGCCCTACCAAGTTCAGCCACTGATCGACTCTCTTCGGCATGGGAGATTGTATATTTTTTCAGCAAGACGAGTAGGTGTAAATCACGCATTGCAAGCGTTGGGCTTCCATATACTGAGGAAACCATCGGCAGAATCAATCGAGCATTCAAACTCATCGAAAAGACCGGGGCTGCTTGCACGGATGAAAACAAAAGCGAATGGGATAAGCCTTGTGAAACTGGGAGCGATGGATTAAGACATCGTGTCTATTCCAAGTTCCTGAAAGACAAAGCGCCGATAGAGATGGCGAGGAAACAAAGACGGAAGCTGCCCGATCTGTGGAGGATTAACACACAGTCGTTCCGGGGCGCACACTACGCAACATATCCGCCGCTCTTGCCGTTGCTACCGATTCTAATGTTTACCGATCCTGGAGATGTCGTTTTAGACCCGTTTGCCGGTTCTGGAACCACTCTTAAGGTAGCTGACTCGCTTAAAAGAACTTCATTGGGCGTTGAGATTGGAGAAGCGAACGTGGAAATCATAAACAACAGAATGAAAGAGGACGCTGAGACGCATTTCATCCGAAATATCGTCAAGGAATCCTTTCCAGATGTCTACGCAGAACTTTTCCCGGCTGATTCAGTTCAGTTGAGTTGCCTATGAAGCAATGGTTGACGATTGACACGCCTCGCGACGAAGCGCACACACGAAAACTCGTCAGAATGTCGGATAACGTGACATTGGGTTACGTCGCGCGGTCGTTTGTCGCTTCAAAGCGCCGGTCCGGAGCGAAACCGGAGTACCGAAAGAAGCTGAAACAGTCTCTAGACATTCTTAAACCTCTCTGGAACGAACCGATAAAGGAATTGAGTCAGAGAAACATAAGAATCTGTTTAGAAGACCAGGTAAAGCGAGTGAGTTGGGAGACATATATACGGCAGAGTCATATCCTGGCAGACTTCTTTGCATTCGCTAAGGGTAAATCCTTAGTTCTGTATAATTTTGTAAGGGCGCAGCCTTACAAACGGAAAGAGAGATTGAGATTCTTTACAAGGGGTCAGCTCGACCTGATCTTCAAAGCGTTGCCACAGGGACGGCTTAGAGACGCTTGCTTGTTGATCTACCATACGGGCATGAAGACGGTCGAGTTGAATCAAATCAAGGGGGTGCGGTCGATGTTTGGCGCGACACTCTTTCTCAAGAGGCGTTCGCTCCCGTGCTCGCCGCATCTCCTTGGTATGATCGAAAGGTACCCGAGATACAATCCACGCAGGATCCCGCACGAGTTCCGAGTGTTCATGTTTAAGATGGAATTCGCCGGAGATATAAGTTACTTGCGAAACTCACACTTCATGCGACTCTACGTGAACGGTACACCGCACGAGATAATTTCAAAGATTCACGATATAAAGATGGTTGAGAATAAGTTCAAGTTTATGTCGCCATCGAAATTTCATCCTAATATCGACTTCACTGATTACCTATAAGGAACTACATGGCAACAGATTCAACGAAAGAAACAGAAAAGGCTACCGAGGACAAGCACTGCATAAATCAAGTGAAAGGCATCCTGGATTACATCGAGGAGCACGTCAGCGATCTAACGGTGCCGATTAAACACCGGGCGGAAGTCGTGAAGATGGTTTCCGATAGTGTTGTTAGGATGAGCGCCGTGCTTGTCACCCACGCCGACCTATTAAGGACGAATCCGAATTGACGAAAAAAGAAGATGCGATAAAGGCGACGCGGCTGTTAATCAATGGCTGCGCCATTCACCCGAGTTACCGAGCAAAGAAAGCTCCTCGGACTGAATGTAAGGATTGTGCTGAGGTATGGAGAGCGGCTTTAACGGTGATGTCATACGCCGACGAAAAGAAATTCAGGAGACCTATTGCTACTGAAACGGATCATAGTTCTACTATGGAAGTTGGATAACTTTCAGTTCTACCAGTTCCGGCGAATGCTCGACGTTTACGTCAAGAGACTCTACGACCTCCGAGACGTTTCCGATCGGACCGCTCAACTCGGTTACTTGCTTCCACGAATTTACACAGACCTACTTTCCTACATTCGGCGAGAAGAGGAAAGAACGAAAAACCCAAACCATTTCATAACGGAGACCAAGAAGAAGAAATGACTCGCAGAGAACAAGTGCTCGACCTGTTGAAAATCACGAAAGAACGCTTCACGTTCCAAGAGATAGCACAGGTGTTGAGTATGTCGGTGAATCAGATCACTGGCCGCATAAACGAATTAGTTAAGAGTGGCCTTGTTGAATTGGCCGAAAGACGGCGATGCTCTATTACCGGCAGTCCAAACGTTAAGACATGGAGGGCGGTTCAATGACGACCGAATATGAATACTTGGAATTCATCCAATGTCCATCGACAGGAAAGACGACGATCTGGTCCTGCAGAAATAAAAGGTTCGGAGATCAACTCGGAGTAGTTAAGTGGGATGGCAGATGGAGGCAGTATTGCTATTTCACCGGCTGCGAGAACGAACTAGGTGTAGTATACTCGACCGGGTGTCTCAACGATATCTCTTCATTCGTAAAACAACTGAACGACGAAAGGAAACTATGCAAGAAGTCACACTAGGTGTCAAAGTGAAAGAGGGCGGTGAGTGCTGGGTTCGTAACTACCGAAGGAAGGGAAAACCCTGGGAAGTTGGGACGGTGAAAATAGTAACAGGCACGATATACAAGGATAACTCATACAGGCTTTCGTATTACGTGAAGTTGGTTCGGGTATCAGAGCCTCGCAGGAGAAACAGTCACAAGATCAACGATCTTTGGTTGACGGTGGGCAATCGGGACATCGAGCCATTCCAGCCGGAGGTGCAATGAAAGACCACACAGACCGAAGGCAAGAGCTTTTCAATTACGTGGCCGATGAGTTCAAGGTGTTGCTACTCGAAAGCGACATAGACGAGATCGAACGCATCGTCTTGGGCTGTCCGAAACAAAGTCTTCTCTCTCGATTTATGGGATGGGTGAAATCGCTCGATATTTACGTTCCAGCATTCCCGGTGTTTGAATGAACGAACTCAACCACAGGGTAGACGCTATCAGATATGCGCTTATGTATGCGCCGAGACGGATCAAGAAGAGGTTCTCGTGGAAACTCTTTGGAATGTGGGTGTGGCTCAATTTGAATTTTAATACACGTAATGAATACAAAACAATGGAAACGGGCATAGTTAGTGATGTTGCAATTCACAACCAGAAAACATACATTTGGATAGCACAAGACACTTCTCCCCCTTAGACATAACTCTATCGACGTGAAGAGTAAAGTTGAATTTCCATCCCTGTTGTCTGCTGGAATCCATGATGTTCAATTATCTGATCTCCAAAGCAGATTTGTTTTCCCATTTGCAAACCAAGTTCAAAGACAATATGTACTAAGCAGGTTTCTTGTTTTTTACCATAAGCTTTTATCTTTCGGGATCAGCCTTGAGATATGGATAAATGGATCATTTACCACTCAAAAAGAAAATCCAGACGATATTGACACTATTATTTTTGGTGATCCGGTTGAAATTAATAAACTACCGCATGATAAGCAGGTTGAATTGTCTCTTCTTTTGAATAATAGTGAATCTAAAATCAGATATTCTTGCGATGTATATTTTTCTTTGAGTAATGACGTTATTAAGCGTAGTTATTGGCGCGGTTGGTTTGGTTTCACGCGGAATGAAGAAGCCAAAGGTTTTGTTCGTTTAGTAAGATAGGCATTTAATCATGAGTATTATTACGAATCTTGAAAAACAGATTGAATCCGCAGATGCGGCAATTCAAGCCATTGAAAAAGACTTGAAAGGTGGAAAGGAAGATTTTTCTCTTTCTCTCACGCTGGATAGTTTGAAACAACATAGAGATGAGCTTCATTCCCAGTTGCGAGATGAAAAGACTATTCGCAATTTTGAGATAATTGAGTTAAGATTGCGCGGCAAGTCTGTGAACAATGGCAGCATACCACTTGGGATTGTCGGAGACTTATCTCATGCTTGGGGAAATGCAATAATTGCGGGCGCAAATCAAATGAAACTTGGATTGAAAGCAAAAAGGAAAGTCCCCAAAGAAATCGTTGATACGTTAGATTTGAGATTAGCCGGAATAAGTTCTGGCTCGTCGAGGTTGTTCATTACGGGTAAAAGCTCCCCCGATCTATTTGGAAACAGTCTTTTACAAAGCACCCTTCAAGAAGCTTTTGAATTACTCTCCTCGGATTCGGGAGAGAAACTTACAGAAACGGTGGGGCGCCTTGGAAAAAGAACAGCTGATTCAATAGATCAATTTCTCAAGACCATAACCTCACATGATTTAGAGGTTGATATATCTTGGAACTCACCTTCCGATAAAAGCTATATGTGGGAGGGGAAGACTGATAAAATCTTGCAACTTTCAAGCTCTCTTGAAAGCTTGGTTGAGGGTGAGCCAGAAGAAATAAATTTCAATGGTGAATTGATAACGATTAGCATGAAAGGGACATTTGAGATCAGCGATGATGCCGGGATTGCCTACCGAGGAACGTTTCCCTCAGAACTGCTAAAGGAGATGAAAGAGTTTCACATTGGACAACGTTGTAAGGGGGTACTAGCGAAAAGAACAATGATCAATCGTATTACGGGATACGAAAAGCCATTTTTTGAAATAAAGACAATAAGGTAAAAATAGTAAAGATTTAACTTGACAAGGTATAATCCTGGGCATTGCCCCTGGCGTAGATTCTTACGTCGGGGCATTTTTGTTGTTGACAAAAGGTATCCGGCTTCCTATATTGAGATGTCGTAAAAGGTGGAGGCTGGTTACTTGCACCTATGAATTTATCGACAATTCCCCGGTAGCTCCCCGCTCCGGGGTTTTTATTTCCATCAAACTTTGTGGTAAAAGTCGAAAATACCACGCATCCTTGGTACCGCAGAAACGCCCTCAATGTTTTCAGGGGTTTACGAGCGTCGCTTTTCTGAATTTGCGATATGAGCGACGATAAATCCCCAGGCATCCAATCTATCATTCTATAGAGAGATCGCCCGAATACGCCCCATCCTTGCCTCAGTGTATACCATTCCTAGCGTATATTCTATTTTGCTTATGCTTCATACGATATTTATCGTATCTACGACAAAATAAGTCCGAGATAAAAATCAATTGATTGCGTATTTCCGCATTATTCATTTTTCAGACCCCGGATTTTGGCCGATATTCAGTTTGGGAGTCTGATCTAGCGATAGGGGAGGATGAAATGACGTGGCTAGCTTCCCCCCATCCATTCCTTGAAAAATGACCTTGTTTTTACTTGTGATAATATAAGATTATCACAAGTAAGTAGTATTTTTCGGGTCTTGTCACTATGTTTTTCTTATTTTCTTTTGTTACCTATGTATATATATCTTTTTATTGTTTTCTGCACACACTTCCCGTATCATTTTTTCACTGCATATATCCGCAAAACATCGCTTTTGTTTTATCTTTACTGCCTACGTTCGCGCACCATTGCGCGAGAATCAATTCACTGTAAAAAAATAAAGTTTATGTCATTGCAACACTATGTATATAGATAGCTTATATTCTATGAATATAGTGACTATATTTGACAAGTTGCTATCTATTGATTATATTGTATGAGTAATTAATGAACAAACAAACGAAAACCAATATAAGGAATTAATTATATGAAAACAGTCGAATTGTCACCCGAAGTCATGAAGTCAATGAATGATCTTCGAGCTGAATATACCGCAAAGTCTTTCGTTTTCAATTCCTCAGTGTTCAAAGGTATGTATGAACTGGGAGAAATTGCAAACAAGGCCAAGTCTATCGGGTCGAAAGAGTTCAAAGAGTTTTTGGCGGGCAAGCTGAATGAAGGGGCGGTTAATAATCAGATTCTAGTCTTCAAGGGCTTTAATGAGGACGTGACAAAACAAGGATTGGACGTTGTTTCCGCTATTCTCAAGGAGTCGGATTACACCAAAATATTGGAAGTCGCAAGAATGCGGGCAAAAAGCGATACAATAAAGCCCGTCGAATGCGTGAAAGCATTACAAGTGCTATCTCTTCCGGCTATTCAAGTCATTCGCAAGTCATTGGACGGGTCGGAAAATGCGGGTATTGCTTCGGCGGTCAAGGCTGGGGACTATGAAAAAGTAAAGACCGATAGCACGGCGGTTGTCGAGGTTCGGCGGGCGAATGCGCAAGAATCGAAAGAAAAAATCGAATCGGCGGCGGCATCATCGACCGTAAACGCAAGCGAGAACGAAAACTTGCAAAAATTGCTTGCGCAAGCTGAAAAAGAGCGTGACTTTTTCCGTGATACGGTTCGTGTGCTCTTGCGTAATGCTGAATTCTCAGAGTTACCAGCATTCAAGGCGCAAAATCACTTAGACTTTGCAAAGTTCATCGTGAACACTATGAAGAAACAAACCGCAAAGGTTTAACCCGCTCAATATCCTCGCTCCATTACTTCTTTAAAAGCCCGTGAAAACGGGCTTTTTTATTGCCCTTTTTTGTAACTATTCCAGCACTTTTCAGCCCCTCTTTCGATTGTCTTCCCGCCAGCCTTGACCTTGCTCAATCCTAATAAGCTCAGACAGAGTTCACGCATTGGGGCGGTTTTTTATTCGCTATGGCGATTCATTTTAGCCTGGGGCGATCTTCACTCTTTTTGGTACAAGCCCGGTCCGAATTCAAGAAAATGGCCAAAACTTGACTCCTATTGGCAAATGAAATTGTGCTGCAATCAAATGAATTCTTGAGTGCAATCTATTGACAAGCTTTCCATCATGTATTATATTATATATACGCTAAAACAATTATATAAGCGATAAACAACCAACCCGCGCAACGATGCGCGAAAACCCTCAAAACAAACTATAAACGGAGATTCAAATGACAGCAACAATCGAAGGAACTGACTTAGTGGTACGTATTCCAATGACAGAGCCGACACTCAGCCCGACAGGGAAAACTTTCAGCGTCGCCTCAAGTCACGGCAACACGCCGACGACAGCAATGGTCGAAGGCAAGCCGATCATCATTGGTCTCAATGCCTATATCAAAAAGTAACACCGTTTTCCTGGGGCTGAATTTCTAAGTTCGAGGATTGCATCCTCTCAGCCCCGCAATCTATACCCTATCTATTCTCTTCAATAACGAAACCCGCGCAACGGTGCGCGGACACCTTCAACGAATAATCTACGGAGCAAATATGAGAACCTTCCAACCCACAGCGACAGTAAAGAGTTTCAATACGGTAGCAGTTCACGCCATCGGCGACGAACGGCACAAACGACTCCAGGCTTACCTCACTATCGTTCTAACCAATCGGGAAACAGGCCAAACAAAGATCGTCAAGAATCGGCAGGGCAAGCCGGTAGTGGCGACGGTCGAAGCCAACTCGATCATTCAACTCGACCATATCCTTCGTGGTTACTTCGGCAACGGTGACGTTGACGCGATCATCCAGTCCATCGAAAAGCTCGACGAGTTCGAGGGAGTTCCTTATGTCAACTAACCCAACAACCTGTGCGGACATCGTTAAGATGCTTCGCGACGGCAAGGCTGTAGCGTTCAATCGAGCGCTCACACCAGCCGAAATAAAAGTAGCCTCAGAGGACAACAAATATGTGTACGGACTGCGACACGACGAAAGCGACTTCTCTCTCCCTGTAACAGTCGAACCGTTCGCCGTAGTCAATCGCTATGGAATGCTCGTCACGGATGAAATAATTCGCTTTCCCGACGACAAAGACAAAATGATTCCACTCACCGAGCGGGCGGCTCAAACCATCGACTGTTTTGCCGATCACACCTTTCAGTCTCCAGACTTAGGCGACTGTGCTGGGGATTGCGAACGCTGCCTTTATGTTCACGAGTGCTGGACAGAAGAGAACGAAATGCAGCCTTGGAAAACCGAGGAGGCCGTATGACGCTATATAATCTGCTGACTGCTGAGATCACGTTTTACCTCTCAAGAGCGAGAGCGAACATAATGGCTGGCGACTCTCAGTTCCGACAACTCGTGAGACATCTTGAACTTGAAGAAGTGGAAGTGTTAAGGACTCAGTGTTGCCAACAATATATCCTTGTTATCCAATTAACGAACGTCTTCTCAATTGACGAGGAAGTGGAACGGGTAGGTCGGTTAATCGACTTATTCTGCAAAAACCACAAGGAGGCCGTATGACGATTCAACGCGCGAAAGACTATTTCGATCATCCGAACGAATGCCCGTTTTGCTATAGCGAGGAAATCGAATCACAGCACAGCATTCACGAAAAGCATAATGACGTAGTGCATTGCAATAAATGTCTCAAGGTGTGGTACGTCGTAGGTCAATTGGTGGACGATATCGTTGAGGCGAATTGGCTATGGACTCCAGGACAAACCGAACCGGAGCCACAATGATAACACAATTTCAACCCATAACGTCTACGCCTCAGCGCGTAAGTTATTCGAGACTCGCATTGCGCACAGTGGTATGGAAGTTTCGAGAGGTAGAGGACGTTCCGATTACATTCAAACGCGAACCGATTCGCTGTCCTGCCGACCTCTTCGGAAACTATAGGTTCATGTTTGACGATGAAACAGTGGAAAAGTTCGTCGTCTTTGCACTGAACTCGGGAAATGTCGTGCAAGTCGCTGAAACGATCAGCACTGGACTCCTGAATACGTCTCTTGTCCATCCACGAGAAGTTTTCCGGTATGCGGTCGTCAACAGCGCGGCGTCGATTATCTTGGCGCACAATCACCCGTCAGGCAACCCTGACCCGAGTCAGGAAGACATCCATATCACCAAACAACTCACGGAGTCCGGAAAAATTCTTGGTATCCCGGTCCACGACCATATAATTTTCACAAAGGGCGGGTTTGCATCGTTCGCGGAAAGGGGATTACTATGAAACCCTTCCATACGCTCGTAAGGCTGGGCTACGTATGTCGCGGCGAAAAACTCAAACAGAAATCTACCAACTAATTGCGGACGACCGCAAACTCGAAAGGAGACATGGAATGTTATCGCAACCCGCACACAGAATTATCGAAGTCGATAAAGACTACGACATCAGCGTTGATGACGGGGACTACTTCGTGGTTAGTGTCAGCTTTACGGCGAATCATCGAAGCGCTCATTTCACTCACCCAAACATAGCTCGAACACTGGAGAGGATTCTGGAATTCAAGCACTATCATAACGACGGAAGCAAACACTGGGAGCAGAAGAAGGGCGGCTCTCACTACTTCGTCGTTCCGCAGAAGTTCGTCGAGTTTCCTCTCGAAAAGGGGTATTCGTATGTCGCTGCAATAATTAACGGCGAGAGGATTGTCTTCAACGTCTCGGGCGGTACAAGTGAAAAAGGATGGCGCGACTGGGTTGGAATCAAGGTCAGCACATGCGTCAATCAAAATATCAAGACGTTACAAGCTATCGCTGCGGTATCGGTCAGAGGGACTACACACGAACCGATTAAGACCAATGAGGAACTGGAAGAAGAATTCTATGCAACGCACAGGAATCACTACCTCGTCAACTCGGCTTGGGGCGACTGGCAAAAGGGCGTACCAAGAGGAATGGTAGGCGTGGTTGCGAGAATCGGCGGACATAGGGGAGACCCTGCGACCGGTGAGAAGTGGTTTTTTATTCCAGAAGCGGAATATGACGAACGGCAGCATCAATTCGTTGTCGACCCGACCAGGCATCAAGAAACAACTGACTTCATTCACACCTAAGAGAGAAGACTATGCGACCACAAACGACGAAGGATATTGAAAAACATCTGCGGATGATGGGAGAGAACGCTATTGCAGATCAAATCGAGCATGTCCGCAGCACTTACCAATTCAAGACCTACGATGAAATGCACAACTTTTATCGGCAGGGAGTCCTCACGGAAGATCAATGGGAGGCATATAAATACTGTTGGCGCAACCTCGCGCCTCGTATCTCGAATGTTGCAGAGGAATACGACATCGAACTCATATCAAACTAACTCGCGCAACGGTGCGCGACAAGAAAGGAATATTCAATATGTCTAGCTCACAGATTTACTTCGCAAGGGAACTCGCCAAAGAGCTTTCCTTCTCGTCAGAAGCTCACAAGATGCACAAGTTTTCTCACTTCGTCCACGTTGTTCGGGAAAGACTCGATGCGGCTGTGTGTCCTCAGCGCGTTGTTGTCACGGCCTATTACAAATTCATCTCACTGGTGTAATCGTGAACTCAACTCAATTAACGAAGGGACTCGACGTATTGAGCGAGTTGGCCGTCGCAGCAGTCGTCGAGCAAGTCAAGCGGCTCACCGAAGAAACATCACTCGGAGATCGGTTCATTGATCTGTCAGATGGAAAAGAAGACTGGCATTTAGGACTCGAAGAAGAATCGGACGACGTGACTGCAATTAACACGCAAGAGGCCATCGTCAACTCTATAACCGGCGAACACACGGTACCGCTTACAGTTCTCACGATGGACAAAGTTATCGGCGCTCTCATCGAGTTGGAACGCATAGAACCTCGCAAACTCAAACTCCGATTAGCGGAAGGAGTGAATGAGTATGCGTGACCTAACTCCAGAAGAAGAGGCGCGAATCAAAGCCCATGCTGTGAAAATGTGCGGAGACAATAAACTCCCGAACCGTTTCTGGGTTTCGGCTCATGCAGACTACCTCACCAATAAGGCCAACTATAGGAGTAAGCAGAGCAACTGTTACGACTGGGCGGGCGACACCTACAAAGACCTTCCCGAAAAATATAGGATGCTCGGCGAGTTCCGAAAGTTTGAGGACGCTCTCAAGTGCGCCAACGAATTCCTTGAAAGCGGAGGAGTTCCGTCTCCCGAAGACACCTGGGACGACTTTCATTCGATTCAGATTGAAGACCGTTTGACTGGAACGCTTTGGGAGGCGGTGTGGTCGGAGTGTCATCGACGCTTCGGAGATAAAAAACGCTTCCACAAGGTCAGTTTTGACTTTGAATATAACGACGACACTAAATACACTCGCGAGACAATGCAGGAACGCGGTTTTGAATTCATCTAATTGCGGACGACCGCAGAAAGGAAAATAACATGAGCAACCGAGCGCACAGAATTGTAAAGATAGTCCACGCCAAACAGGTATCGTTTCAGGCGGAGGGGATTATAGGTCATAAGCTACTCTTCTTAGAGACACTCAACCTGGGTGGGGGCGGATATGTGACGCTCCAGGTCGACGAGATCGAAGAACTTCTTGAGGAGGCGAAGGACGACAAGGGGAATCAATACGATCCCGACGAATTAAAAGCTCTCGCCGCCGATGTTAAGGCCGCCCGCAAGCGCGGGGACGATTCCATTGATTACGATATTTTCTGAGGTAGAACATGACAAAACTCATTGTCGAAATACGCGGCGGCACAATCCAAAGCATAGTTAAGTCAGTGCTCGACGGCGACGTGCAGGTTTTCGTCCTTGACTATGACGACCTCGACGCTGGATCGCCGCCAGACAACGCTCTCAATCCATATCCGATAACTCATGTCATACTCCCTGACGTTACAACATTGCTAGTAAAGAACCTTCGAGACTATCAACCTGGAAAGGGTAAGGGCAAGCACAATGGTAATTGAGGTCGGCGCATGACGTTCTCTGTAATCGCAAAACTGTTTGGGAGGAATTCTAAGTATATCTCGGACGCTAAGGTCTCATTTAAGGCGATGAACTTTGGTAACGCTCTGCGGATGATTGACGATGGAGAACTCAATCAACGTGGCAGAGCACTTAGGATGGACTTCGATAAGAAGACTCTTAAGATGTGTGAAGACGCTCCGCCAGTTCGGGGGGCTTACCAAGTAGAACTACTACCAACAAAAAAGGAAAGATTATGAACGACATCGACAAATACACCCAACAAGTAGGACTCGCTCTTGGTCCGGAGTGGCAGTTTGAAGAGAAGGACGATCACTGGGGATGCCTCCACACGAAGGAGCTTAACCTCAGCGTTCATGGGTCGCGGGATCCACAGAAATATAATCTCCATCTCAGCCTCAACAATGAACTGAACGAACACAGACCATGCGCCGCGACTCAGTATGCGGAGATCGGCGTAGCGAGGACGAAAACGCCTCAACAGGTCGCGGGCGAAGTTAGAAAGCGACTTCTACCGCAGATGGAGGAAACTGTTCGAAAGTCCGTTCTCAATCTTATCGAGTTCAACCAGGCGAGAAAGAATGCAGACCGGATTGCGCTCTTACTCAAAGAGGCGTTGCCCGCTCTGAAAATCGACGAGCGAAATGAAAAACTCTCAGACTCTTCACTCTCTATGCCTTACGATTCTAAAATAACGCTCGACATAGATGTCAACGGGTACGCAAAGGCTCGTCAGGTCGAAATCAAGGTTGGACGGGTCTCGACAGAAATGGCAGTCGCCATTCTAAAAGCTATCGGTACGATCGGACTGCAAACAGGAGAAGATGATGAAGATTAATGTATGCGATGTATGTATGACGCAAGGAAAGGTCACACCAACCAGGACACGGTTGACCTGTAAGCATGGTGGCCTTTCTGTGGCCGTTCATGCTTGCGAGTCTCACGTTCGAGAGTTAAAAGCTCAGAATGTCGGCATCGAAGCGCTGACAAAACTCTTAAGGGACTCACAGGACAATGAAGTGTTCGTGACAGGACACACCTTTATCAAACAGAACTAACTCGCGCAACGTTGCGCGGCAACAAACAAAAAGGAAACCTTACCATCATGGAAACGAAAGGACAGCAAGTCACCGAAAAGTTATTGGAGAATATCGGTGATGCAACTACGAATATCAATCTCAAAAAGGGGCTACAGCAATACTACACGCCTCAAAGGTTCGCTGAGTTCTTATGCAAAGTGTTCGCAGGTCACGACTCGGAACATCTCAGCATCCTCGACATCACTTGCGGCGCAGGTTCGCTCTTACTCCCGTTCACAAGTCGCAATGTCACGAATCGAACTTGGAACGGCAAGGAATATGAGACGGAAGAGATGCCAGCGCACGAGGTCTATGGTGTGGAGCTGGACAAGGAAAATATTCCAGGGAAAGAAGTCCCTGGCAACTTTCTACATGCAGACTTCACTCAGTTCTACAAATACCTCAAAGCGGTTCAATTTGAAGCGGACATATTCGCACTCAATCCGCCGTTCGGATTAAGTTGGGACGTTTCGGAGGATGTTCCGAAGAACTCAGTCGAAGCAACGATGGCAATGGCTTATGAACTCAGTCACCAATATAGCGGTGGCTATATCATCATGTCAGCCAGGAATGCAGAGATCATAACGGAAAGCCATCCCGAGTTACTTGAGAAGGTCTTCTTTCGACTCAACGTCAAGGGACTTTTCAAACCGTTCTCAGATGTCGATAGTGTAGTCCTCTTCTTTGGAAAAAGCTGCCGACACTATCGCGACAGAGTTTTTGATATCGACTTTCAAACGGCCAAGGATAGCGAATACGACGCGATCATAAAAGATATTTCCCATGTCACATACTACGACGTTTCAGTCACTAGTCGTTCGTCATTAGCTGAACGTCGTCAAAACAGACAACTTTGGCTGGCTGCTGTTGACCGATACAAACAGGACAAGGGAGCGCGTAAACAGAAGTTCTCCGTCGAGTTAAGAGGCGGAAAGCTGCGGTGTGCTTTCACGCTCTATGAGGAATTTACACTCGCCAAGCAGTTGAAGGGCGACGAAATATCTGTGTTCCGGCAGATGAATGGAGTAGCGCCGACGTATTTCAGTTTCAACTCCATCGCTCGACGAACGCTCATGCTTCTGTTGGCCAAAGGCATGACAATTCAACCTGCGGCGAAAGCGGCAATCGACAAGGGACTCCAAGACTCTGCGTTTCTCAATGCGCCATTCTACGACCTCAAGCCTCAGCAGCGATTGGGATGGTTAAACGATCTTACTCAAATCAAATGCGTAAAGGGCGGCGACTGGCGCGGCATTACCTACGTCCAGGATACGATGTATGAGATATGGACAACGAGTAAGGTTTTGAGCACCTACTACGGCAAAGAAGACAAGGAGGGAGAGTTTCAGAAGCAGCAGCGAGTTCTCCATGTTACGATCGGACCGGCTGAATTCGATGAATCGCCGGATGACATTGCATTCTTGATTAAACACTTCGACGTACCGAATCCGTCAAACGTGCGAGACTTGAAACCGGAACTTTATGCGGTCATCCGCAAGATTATTGAGTCATCCGTGTTCAAGGACTTCACTTTGACAGAATTCCAAGTCGAAGACCTTTCTCGTGCCTGCATGAAGGATGCTTTCGTCCTGGCCTGGGAACAAGGTACCGGGAAGACGCGCGGCATAACGGTTTGGGGTGTGGTTAAAGCGATTCTAGAAGACACCGAACTGACTACCGACATCGTGGCCGGAAAAGAAGTCACCTTGGCTCACGTCATCAAGAAGATCAGGAAACGCTTCCTTATCGTGATGCCGAAAAACATCATGGGACAGTGGCAGAAGTTCCTGACCGATATGGGAATTCACGCCACAGTCCTCAGCGATATCATTCAAGCGAATAAGTTGCGACGGATACACGCAAGCGAACTCGAATTCTACGCGACTGATTACGGAATTATTAAGTCGAGCAGAAGATTCCCGAATCAGTCACCATGCGAAACGGAAAGGGTGTCAGAGTTCTACCTCGACCACTACCTTAAACTTGAATCAAGTGAGACGTTTTGGGAGAAGAAGAATCACACTCAGACCGAACAATGGAGAAATTACCTCGACATACGACGTATGCAACTCTTCCCATCGTCCTGCAAAGAGTTCTGCCCGAAATGCAAAACCGTAAAGGGCGAGGGATGGAACGGGTACGCTTGCAAGAAGTGCTCCACGAATACTTACGGGAAGCGATTCAAGGGCATGGCCTATGTTCTTAAGCATGTCTTTGACATCATTGCCCTGGATGAATCGGAACGAATCAAGAACAAAGATACATTGGTCGGCAGAGCGATTCTTGGAATGAGGGCAAAGTATAAATGCTGTTCATCCGGGACACCGATTAAGGCATATATTCGAGATATGTATTCGGTAATGCACTGGGTTCTCGGCAACGCATCGCCGCGATTCCCCTACGATTACGCTAATGGAGGTATGGACAAGTTCTTAACCGACTACGGCGTTTGGGAAACTCGGATGGAGGACCGTAGGAAAGGACTCGCGAAATCCTCTCCGAAGCTCTTACCGGAGATCAGCAACTTAGCTCTTTGGTGGAAGCTATTCTTTCCGGCAGCGATTCGTCGTCGCCAGGAAGAGATCGACGAGGAATTCGTGAATATCAAATTCCACTATACGGCCGTA